GGCTTCACGATATAACCACCATCGAGTGCTACGTCAAGCAAACCAGACCAGCGATTGATGCCACCTTCGAATGAAACAGTGATCGGGATCTTGCTCTTTTCCTTAACGTAGCGAGACTTCTCGACGTTAATAACGAAGTGATAGCCACTGATGCCATCCGCGTCCTTTTCTTGCTGGCGACCAAGGATCCAGATATTGTCTGAACCATAGTACGAACCAGTACCACCACCAACAATGTCCTTTGGATACAGACCGATTTCCTTGTAGGTGTGATTGATCACAACCATCGGAATGTCCTTGAGAGAAAGATGCGGAGTGATCATGCGGAACAGTGACTTGAGTTGCTTTGCTCGCGACATATCAGCAACTGCCTTGCCATCAAGCGCATCTTCAACTTCTTTCTTAGAAGCAAGGTTACCAATCGAGTCAATAACAATCATGACTCGATCTTCACGAGCGAGCTCTTTCATCTGCTTCATGATATCGAATTTCAGTTCTTCGATGTCAGTGATAGGAGTATGTACCACACTATCGAAAGAAATACCAAAGGTATTAAAATAGGACTGAGGAGTGCCAAACTCAGAATCGTAAAAAAGAATAATGCCATCTTTGTACTTCTTTAGAAATGCCGAAGCCATCAGCAATGCAAAGCCAGTTTTGAAATGCTTTGACGGACCAGCAAGCATTGTGAGACCAGGAGTGATACCGCCGTCGATGCTACCCGACAACGCTACGTTAATCATCGGGACAGGAGTTGGGATCATGTCCTTCTTAGTAAACACCTTGCTGTCAGCAAGAGTGGAAGTCAACTCAATCGTGCTATTCTTAATCAATCTATCGCGAAGTGACATGTTTTCTCCTTACTTCATGAACCTACTTACAGATATTCTAGCGTTCTCATTGGAATTAGTAAAGTCATTTTTTATTGAAACTGGTGTAACCTTGTGATCTAATTCTCCTGGAAAAACGATCAAATCTTTTTTATTCAACACAGGAGAGATAACTTCTTTATCTGTTCGAAACATCAAGTCACCACCACTATAGGGTTTTGGTTCTCGATAAAAAACAGTAATAGCTGTTAACGCGGATCTGTCTTTATGAAAATCATAAAACTGTCCGTCTTTGTAATGATTAATTAAGTGCGTAGCTTTTCCTGTCAGTGCACTAAATGAAACATCATATCCTAGCATTTGTTGAACAAAATCATATTCAGCGATTTTGTCTAACTTTGCAGCAATTACAGATTGATCCATTATAGACTCTATCGGTAATCCTCTATTATAGCGCAACATTTTATTATTACTATCGACCGCGCCACCAGCTTCTTTTGCATCAATAAGAAACTCGTCTTGACAAAGCATTATTAGTTCTGACCACATCAACGAATATTCTTCATCAGTGAAAAAGTTTTCAATATGCATCACATTCAAATTACAATAATAACGAAAATTCATGATGCTTCCTTAAATTATACGGTCATCAATTTTAAGTATACGACTTTCGTCCATTTTTGTCAAGCGTTTTCTGATACCAAGATTTGCAGCGATCAATAGAAGCACAGCCAAAGGATCAAAAACAAGCACAATGATGATGATAACGTAGCGAACTGCTTTTTCCAGTTGATTTCCATCAGCATTGTCATATACGAGTTCTGCGATATATTTGAGAGGTCCCACCTCTGCTTCGAGCTTTTTAACTTCTGACTCGAGTTTAATTCGTTCTGTGGTAAGCGCGGATATATTTTTGACATGAGTGTCCTTGCGGCTTACGAAAACGTCGCGCTGTCTTCGTTGTTGTTCAGCAGCTCTTAACGAATTAGCTGCTTGTCCACGATCAGTCATTTTGTTAATAGCAGCGTCAATTTGCGCGATCTGCTTATCAAGATCAGCTATCGATTGCTTTTCAAAATCAATCTTGTTTTGAATAATTGCAATTTGATCAGCTGTTCCCGTGTTGATACTTAGAGATTGTTCGATGTGTGCTTTTGAAAGAAAACCAAATATGCCCATACTTGATATGAACATCAGAACAATAACAGAAGAAGTAAGATAATACTTGAGTACTCTTGGCGTATGATGCCAGTTGTTGTACAACCAACTTGCTGTTACAAGTTTGCCTAATTCCAAAACGCTGCCCATAAGAACAACGGGAATGAAAGCAGATGCGAATATTGTTGCCAATCCTATAATTGAGTAATACGCGGACACAGCAGATAGTGCCAGCGCTACCAGCAAAGCTAGGTAGTTAATCATCCGTCTACGTAGGTGTTAACCTTCTTAATGAATGCCTGAATTTTGGCTGCTCTATCTGGCCAAAAGATATACGTCTTGTCTGGATCTTTTTGCAAGTTAATCAACAGAGGCATAATCATATTACGCAGTCCATCAAGTTTGTTTTGCATTTCAGTAGCAGTTTGTGCTGTTTGTACAACAACCTTGTTCTGCTCCTCAACTTGCTTCTTTAGCATTTCCTCATGAGCTTTTAGCTCGGCTTCGGAAACAAGGCTAAAACCAAAATCATCATCGGCTAGTTTCATGCGAAAAAGTCCTCAAGTGTGGATTTATTGTCGATGTCCCAGTTAATCACTTCAGTGATCGAACGCAGTGGCTCCATGAAACTCTTATCGAACTGCAGTTCTCGGTCGATGTATTTATCGAGCTTGAACTCTTGCGGGAGGAAGTCAGCAGTGGCGATAACAGTGTCGTTGATCGGGTTAGGAACTTTGAGATAGGCAAACTTAATCTTGTCGCCGTCAGTGATAGGTGGGATGTTCTTCACTCTGTGCTTCTGTAGCATGTGATTGAATAGTAGTGCACCTTTGACTTGGATCGGTGTGCCTTTCTTGTAAATGTTGGAGCCATCGCGATACTTACCCATGCCCTTTACGCCACGAGGAAACGCGACATCTTCGAACGGCAGTTGACTAAACTCATCACGGAATTGCTGAATGAACTGATCAAGTGTAGCCTTATCCTTGTTCATAATAATTTCAAAAGACTCTTTCAGCTTCTCGCGACACGCATGCGGAGTTGATGAGCGAACAGCTTCGATGCCTTGGATCTTCAGCTTTGGCTTTTCAAACTGCACACCTTCAATGTTCCAAGCATTGAGGATATACATCTTCTTAGCTTTCCAGATGCCTTTGTTCGCAATCGTCTCGCGCTTCATCTGCATCTTCTGCTGATATGCATTCATCTTATCAGCCAACTCTTGATAGCACTGATCAAGATATGGTTGCACCTTTTGCTCACAGAACTGGTCAATCAACTTGACTGCTTCAATCTCATCACTGCCCGAAGGAATCATACTCTCAAACGTAACATAGATTGAGTCAGTGTCAGATGCAATCACATAATCTTTATTCTTCGTCTTGAGCAGCTTGTTGAAGAATGCGTTGACTTTTTGCTCGATCCATCTAATAGAAAGCTGCCCCGAAGTTGTAATCGCCTCAGCATGGTTGAAGTTAAACCAGCGGAAGTACTGGTTTCCGAGCGCACCGTAAGCTGAGTTAAGCTGGATCTTTTTTGCCATCTGCATGTTGTGATAACGCGCAATGAGTTTCTCATCATCTTTGCTTTTCGTTTTCTCATACCGCTGTTTAGCTTCAAGCATTTTCTTTTTATAGACGACACGATCATTATACATCTTCTCCATCAATGCTGGCAAAAAACCTTGAAACTCTTTGGTATACATACAACCATTAGCAGCATAAGAAACATCTAGCTTGTTTGTTATTTCTTCACCATCAAGCAATTCATCAATTGACGGAAAACGATTCAGACGCCCACGAAATGTTTCTGGACTGATGTTATACTGCATAATGAGATGCGGATACAAACTGTTCAAGTCAAACGAAACAACCCATGGCGTAAGACCAATGCGTGGGTCTTTAACATAACCACCAACGAGCGAATCAGGATCTGGCTGCTTCTTGAACTGTGGAATGACGATACCTTGCTCGAGCAGATAGTTGTGAATGATAACATCCCATGGTCGCACAGTCGTCATCGTGTCGTTGTAGTTAACCTTGGCATCATATGCGATCGCCATCACCTGTTCAAGAAACTTCAACTTGTCATCTAGCTTATCAACAAGCACACAGTCATAGATGTTATACTCGATGAACTTCTGATAATTGTTTTTGTACAACTCAAGCAGATTGCCATACTCGGAGTAATCTAGTTTTTTCTCACCAATCTCAATCGATGCGATGTAATCCAGTTTGTATGACTCTTGATTGCCGAACGTGAACTTGCGGTACAGCTGATAGTAGTCAAGAACTGAAATGCCAACAGGAGTATATGACTGATTCTCTTTACCACGAAACTCGACAATCTTTTCCTCAAGCAAGTTCCAAGGCGACAACTTCTTGCTGTCGAAACCAAGAGCATTGAGTCTGTTGACAAGATATGGAATGTCAAAGAACTCGATGTTCCAGCCAGTAACAATATCAATGTCGAGTGCTTGCCAGCATTTAACAAACTGCGAAAGCAACTCTTGCTCTGTTTTGCACTTTACATAGAACGTGTTAGGATCAGTTGTGGTAAACTCGCCACAACC